AAAAAACGAAAGGGTGATCCATTGTTGTAGCCGTACCGAAGGAGAAGCGGATCAGGAACAGGGCACTCTTAAAAGCAATGAGAGAAGAAATACCGTACTGTGAGCGTTGTGGCAAGCCAGGCCATGGAGGTATGCACCATATCAGGTATCGCAGTCAAGGCGGCAGCGACATACGCCCTAACCTCATACGGCTGTGCGTGTATTGTCACCGGGGTATCCATGACGCAAGGTATGACCGCACGGAGTTAATCGCTATCGTGGCCCGGCGGGAAGGCATGACACTGGAACAGGTTGCGGAAGCAATCGGGACTGTATTGTGAAAAGTGCTCGAAAAGACGAGCGTGAGACGGGGATTGGAGGTGCCAATAATGGCTAAAGAAAACTTGTTTGAAGATATTACACTAGAAGAGGCCAAGGCTGTTCTACAAAAAGTTTCGGAGTACATGGATAAGGTGATTAAAGAAACCAAAGATAACTGCCCGTATTGCGATTCCGATAATTGGAACATGGCTCACGATGTGTTGGAGATGATCCATTGTCCGGAACAAGAAGATAAAGAAATCCTTCTGTGTCGGGCAATCGTTGACGTTGTTGATAAACGCATTGAACAACATATAAAGGTAATGCGTGGAGAGGTGCAAAAGGCGTTTGATGAGTTATGCAGACATATCAACCAGTCCTTGAGGAGGTGATCCAACATCCCGCCAAGACCCGGCGGTACACAAGCAGGAGGTGGTGCAGTGAGATTCTACAAGAAGCAGAGCTGGGAACGCAAGAGATCTGCTATCCTTAGGCGCGACAAGTATCTATGCCAGGAGTGCAAGAGGTACGGACGCAGTACGCCGGCCAACACTGTGCACCACATCTATCCACTGGAGGAGTATCCGCACCTGGCCTTTGTCAGTGACAACCTCATCAGCTTGTGTGCAGTATGTCACGAGAGGATGCATGACAGACAGACTGGCGAGCTCACTGAGCGCGGCCAGCAATGGATGATGCGGAGGTCCCATCTTGTCACGCAGAGACACCCCCCTCCGATCTGAAAAACGCAAACGCCGTCAGGGACCGGCGGGGGGGAACTCTTTCCAATAGAGCGCGTTCTGGAAAAGTTTTTTGGGGAGGTGAGGCGAGGTGGCGAAGGTGCCAACTCAGGAATCCATTAAGCGAAAAACGATTAGAGACATGAAGGAGCTAGGTGTGCACAAACCGCAGTTTAACAGACTAATTGACATTTATGCTGGCCTTGTCCACCAGTACCTCATAGCCCTAAACCAATTTGAAGCTAGTGGCTATGTTTATGAAGTAGAAACCGCTGCGGGAGGCAGCAAAAAGTCTCCTATAGTTGCAACACTAGAAACTCTGCGGAAAGATATACTCCAATACTCAGATCGCCTATGCCTGAATCCAAAGGCATTTGAAACTGTAACAGTTGAGCAAGAATCAAAATCAAAGTTAGCGAGTGTGCTGAGTGCCCTCGAAAAGTAAATCAAAGAACTATGACATAGTATTGGAGTATGCGCGAAGTGTGGTTGAAGGGCGCAAAATAGCCTGTAAAGAAACCCGGGAAATGTGTGAGCGGTTTCTACGGGACTTGGAAAACCCAGCTTACGACTTCCGCACGAAAGACCCGGAGTTTGTAATACAAATCATTGAAAAAACCTTTGTTCACCAGAAAGGCGAAGACATGGAGGGGCGACCATTAAGAGGGCGTCCTTTTTTATTAGAACCGTGGCAGAAGTTTATCGTTTACAACCTGCTGGGATTCTTCCACAAGGGGACCAACCTGCGTAGATTCAAAGAAGCCTTCATCATGATTCCGCGAAAGAATGGCAAGACACCGTTTGTGGCTGCTCTATCGTGGGGGTTGGGGATTCTCGAGCGTAACTCAGGTGCGGAGATCGTGATCGTCGGCAACCTGCTGAAGCAGGCGCTGCAGAGCTTCAACTTCCTACTATTCAATTTGCGGCAAATGGGCGAAGCAGACAATTTCCGCATATTGGATAACAACCAAGAACACTCAATTTACGGTGAACTCGGGGAAGGCTACATGCGGATCGAAACTATTGCAGGAAATAGTGACCGCATGGACTCGCTCAATACGCTCATTCAGATTTTGGACGAGCTGCACCTTTACAAAAACGCCAGCCAGTACAACACCATCAAAGAGTCCGGTAAGGCGTACCGCAACAGTCTGTGCATCGGTATTACTACAGCCGGCGACAATCCAAATTCATTTTGTTATAACCGCATGAAGTACTGTCAGAAAATCTTGGACGGGACGGTCAAAGACGAGCAGTACTTTGTATTTATCGCCAAGGCGGACGAAGACCCGGCCACAGGCGATGTAGATTACACCAACCCTATCGAGCATGAAAAAGCCAACCCGAACTACAATGTGTCCGTGTCTGCCCAGGAGCTCATGAACGACGCTATGCAGGCACAAAACGACCCACAACAGAGAAAATCATTTTTAGCTAAATCACTTAATATTTATACTAGTTCCATGAAATCATATTTCAACATTGAGGAGTTCAGGTCTAGCGATAGAAAGTATAATTGGACGCTAGAAGAATTAGCAAAATTGCCGATTGAATGGTATGGGGGTTGTGACTTGTCGAAGCGCTTCGATTTAAGTGCCACCTGCTTATACGGAAC